ATCTGGATCAGAATATCCACCCTGTTCTGATCCATCAGGAATTCCATGTAACGAACCCATAACGACTGGCTGCTGAGAAGTTTCTCCATCTAGAAAAAATCCCATCACATACGATCCATTCAACAATCCAGTTCCCGATCGTCCAACACTACTCGTTGATGCTGAGGTAACTGGCATCATAACTTGAGCCCATGGTAGATTTGCAACTGGAAGTTCATTTATATTATCCGAATGCCAACCCACGCACCTCACTCTGACTCTACCACAATTTAGAGGATCATTTATATCTTGAACAATTCCCAAAAACCATGTAAACCCATCTGCACCAATCCAATTTTCTTTTATAGTCATTATTCATCCTCTGGTTTTGGTTGAACTTTAGAAACATCTTTAACGCATTCCATAATTGTGACATATTTATGCGAAGCATTAATCCTATGAACAACCGCAGTTACCAAATATTTTCCAGTAGTATCGTCGTTATCTTTTCTTTTTCCTTTTTCAGTTACAGTAGGATCTGGAAATGTTAAATTGACAGTATCTCCAGCGTGTATTCTAGGATTTCCATGAACCATAACATTCATTTTTTGTGATAAAATTTGTTCTGTTGCAGCTTTTTCGATAGCTTCAAACTCTTGAACTTTTATAAACGATTGTTCCATTTCTGGCTGGAATCCCTTAACATAAGACAATTGTGATACTTTAGAATTAGTTGTAACGAAAGATTCTCTTGTGGGTGATGAAGTAAACTTTTTAATTGTTTCTTCGGTCAATATTTTTTTATTTTCTTTTTCTATATCCGGATGCACAGATTTAAAATCTTTAGCATAGTCATATGATTTAGAAAAAAATGATTTAGCTAATACGTCTAGAGTTTTTGTTATTCCAGAAAAAGTCCCCTTTAGAGCTCCTTCTAATAATGCAATTCCTCCAACAGTTTCACTTGATATGATTTTTTGATAATCCTTAATATCTTTAAGATCTGTTCTTTTTTGCAGTGATTTTATTTCTTCCATATAGATATAAGATTCTATAGGTTTCTTTTTCATTAATTCTTGCATCGTGACAAAATGATATCCGAGAGATGTCTCATAAAAAATAAAATTAGATGATATGTTTTTTGCAGACTTGGCTTGCGAACACATCATATTCATCGCTCTAAATGGACTAATTGATGAAAATGTGTAATTAAATATTCCCTCTGTTTCCTCAAGAGTAATTAATTTTTTATTGGATACTTTTTGAATATTGCTAGTGAATATATTATTAGCAGTTTTATCTATTGTAAATTTATTCGTTCCCATACGAATTAATCTATTAGTATGCTCATTCGTCAATAATTCTTCAGTGGTCGCAAATACAGTATACGCTTCTGTTTTTTCATTATAATGAAACGATTCTGATACTTTATAGACCTGTAATTTTGCTTCAATTTCTGCATCTTTGTCATCATCACCTTTGGCGCGCATTTTTAATTTAAAAGATTCTCCACCAGAAATCGGAAGAGAACTTTGAAGCGCGATCGCGTCTACTAACATAAATGAACAGGATATAGCTGGAGAAAAAATATCTTCATAATAACTCAGCCCTGAAACTATATTTGATATGTTGACAGTCTCTGTACCTGCAGTATTTGTTATTGTGATTTCAGCAAAATCGACTAGTCCAGGTATATATAGCTGTGCCATTATTCAAAGATTCTTCTATGAGTATCTATAACAATTCCAAGAAATCTTTCATCCAATATCTTAATATTTCTATGAGATTCATTCAATTCATCTTCATAAGAAAATGTATCAACTATTCTAGTATTTGCAACATCCGTTAAATATGTTGTGTAATCCACAACGACAGTTCTTTTTGGAATTATCGTTCCATCATCGTTTTGCGAAAGGGCTTGAATTGTCTTTTCATAATGATGCGTTGTTGATTGTGCAGCAGCAACACTACCATATTTTTGGCGAATGTAGCTTGTAAAATTTTCATAAGACAGAGGCCACTTAAAATACGGATCATGTATTTCATTTGTCAGCAATATAAGCCAATCTAATGTCTGATCTTCATAATATTTGTCTGCCATGATATCTGGTCTATCACCATCTTTGACTTCATAATCAAAATATATAGCAGCGTTATTTCTCAATAGAGAAGACAAACCAAATCTACGCGTGATGTCTGTAGCAGAAATCATAGGTGTCATTCCTGACAATTTATAAGAAATTGTCGGAAATGGTTTAAAATAGTAAGCCATAAATGCTATCCTCCGAGCCCAGCTAACTGTCTTGCAGCTGCTCTACCTGATGTACCGCCAGCGGCAACGCGTTTTTCTAGTCCGGCTGTTGTATAAGAAATCCCAGTAGCAGCACCAGCGTTGTTAGTAATGAAATCTTTTGTTTTTGGCATTTCTGTTTTTGATTTAGGATCCTGAGTATATGGGTTTCCTATAACTTCTTTCGTAATGATTTCAGTTTCTTGGAATTCTAAATTCATTATAACTTCCATAGGAGCAGGATCAGATCCAGCAGCTCTAGCATAAGCTGGATAATTCGATGGTTGATAATTGACCGTCATTCCCTTCAATACACAAATTCGATAATCATTAACTGTGTATTTTCCTTTATTACTCAATTCAATCTTAAAAAATTCTGGAGTTGTAAAAAAATGATTTCCTGCCCCGGCAAGTGTCCCCGTAACATATCCAGGATGCATGTGGTATTTGAATATATGTATTATATTTCGTATTGCGTCACTTTCAGATGCACGAACTGGAGAAAATCTAAAACTGAAACTATGAGATCTAAAATCAGTTCCTTCAAATAGTGTGGCTTTGTGTGGATTTCTAGCTACACCAAATGCCTGAACTCCGGCAAGGCCTCCTTGTGCAATTCCACCGCCTTTTGCCATCACCTCAAGCGCAGCAGTGCCGACGATTGCAGGAGCCTGCAGGGCAGCCTCTCCGAACGACTTGGTCACGGCAGATACAATTTTTCCTACATCAAAACCTTTGCCTTCGGTTGATGCAGCGAGACCTTCTAATGAAGATAACGCGAGCGCACCTACTGCACCAATATCTGGGCTTGCATATCCAGCATTATAACTAACCTGCAATTCTTGAGTCATCGGAAGTGTTATAGTAGCTATAGGTTTTGTTTTATCATCTGAATTTCTAGCTTCTCTTTTGGTTTGATAAACAGTAAATTTAATATGGTGAGTATGATATGTAGGTTGATCCTCCAGCGGAAACATTAAGTTTACCATACCTTTAGATCCTAATACAGCTAGAGGTGAGTAGCTTGGTGTGATTGCTGCCATATGTATTTTCCCTATGAATATGACCTATTTATAGTCATAAATATATGATGCCTACTCAAAAAGGATTATATAAACCAAAATTTCCTGAAAAATATAAAGGAAATCCGTGCAATATCGTATTTAGATCATCTTGGGAATATAAGCTGATGAAATATTTTGATCTAAGCGGAAATATAGTTCAATGGCAGTCCGAAGAATTATGGATACCCTATAGAAGTCCTATCGATCGTAAAGTTCATAGATACTTTCCAGATTTTTTAATATGTGTCGTTGATAAGAACGGAAATAAGACAACAAAGATTATAGAAGTCAAGCCGAAGAAACAAACGATTCCTCCAAAATTAAAATCTAATGGAACGAAACCTACGAAAAGATATCTGACGGAAGTGATGACTTATGGAATAAATAGTGCAAAGTGGAACGCTGCTAAAGATTATTGTAGCGATAGAAAATGGGAATTTTTAATATTCACTGAAAAAGAATTAGGATTAGTATAAATGGCGACGTTCGAAAACATGCTTGCGACAGCAAATCAAGGAAAACTGACTGAAGCTGCAAATTGGCTTCAGACGTTATCGTCGAAAACGATGATAACTCCACAGAGATTGATTAACGCAGATAAGACTCGACTCACTAATATTCCGTTTATAGGAAGAATGTATCTATTTAATTATGATCCGAAGTATAAAAAAGAACTCCCATATTACGACAGATTTCCTTTAATATTTCCATTCCTTTCTGCTAAAACTAGTGGTCTCGCTAAACAGGGTCCTGGATTTTATGGAATAAATTTACACTATTTACCTCTAAGACTTAGAGCGAAATTGATGGATGCTCTATTTTCTACTGTAACGAATAATAAACTAGATGAAACTACTAGATTAAAGATATCATTCAATATTCTAGATAGAAGTTCTAAGATGCGATATTTCAAGCCATGTGTAAAACACTATTTGATTTCTCATATGCGATCTAAATTTTTTATGATTAATGCAGACGAATGGACAACTGCCTTGGTTCTTCCACTACAAAGATTTGTCAAAGCCCCAGAATCACGAGTATATAAAGAAAGCATAACGAGGATCTAATATGGCATTCGG